AACGACATGCGCGAGTTGCGCCGTCTTCAACGCAAGCCCTCAACAGAGGTGCCGGAGGTTTTCAAGCACAGATTTGCCGATCCAGCTGAGTACGATGCCTGGGTCGAAGAGCGCCGTCGCGCCTACTTCGGCTGAACTTGATCCAATCCCAAATGACCGAAACTTCAATGGTGCCGTTCTACCGCTCCTATCTGCTGGGCGGTAAAACTATTTACCTCGATAAGCTCTTGGAGTTGTCTGCCCGCGAGCTCAATCTTCTCAACGTGGAAACGTTGGCTTCACTGGAGGAAGCTCGCCGGGACTATGACGCCGTGGAAAACAAGCAGTCCGAAGAGGCTGGTTCTGTCTACCGCCGGTTGAAAGTGGCCGGTTATTTCCAAGCCGCTATCAAGCTGGAGCTCCAAAACTGAGACTCCTCTACTACACTGCACCCGTTCTTACCTGTGAACATGTACATCCTCTCTGCAGCGCAGTTCGATCAGATCATCAAAGCTCTGGACGACGCACGCTTTGCTCTGGATACCTGCCAGCACATTGAGCTGGACATTGCCGATCCAAAGAAGACCATCGCTTTGCCCGTTACCGAGAAAGCGGTCAAGGCACCCAAGTCTCAAAGTAAGACCCGTAAGTCCAGCCGCAAGGGCAAGCGTGGGCACTCGGTGTTGACTGAGGCCAAAGTGCTGGAAATCAAGCGCCAGCTCGCTGATGGCAGCAAGTCTGTCGCAAAGATTGCCCGTGAGTTTGGCGTTCACGTCACCACGATCAATTGCATCAAGTGGGGTAAGACGTGGAAGAACGTTCAGCTCCAGCAGCCCACTCCGGTTGTGGTGGCTGATTGATGGCGGTCCTGTGTGATCACGAGATTCACAACCTGGCACGCCGTAATCTGGTTTTCCCGTTCCAGTCGGAGCTGGTGAATCCAGCGAGTCTCGATGTGAGACTCGGCGAGAACTTGCTGGTGGAGGAGCCGAAGGTGCCTGCCTTACTTCCTTACAGCATTGCTGGCGCTACGCAGGAAAAACCTTTCCTGCTCTATCCGCACCAGTTCATACTTGCCGAAACGCTGGAGGAGTTCAACTTCCCGGATTGTGTTGCTGGGCAACTGGCGCTCAAGTCGAGTCGTGCCAGGGAGGGGATTGAGCATCTTCTCGCCGGGTATATCGACCCCGGTTACAAAGGACGGCTAACGCTGGAACTACAAAACGCTAGATCCATGCACGCTGTTCCGTTGTGGCCGGGTATGCGCATAGCGCAGATTGTGTTCCACAGGATGTCGATGCTGCCCGGCAAGAGCTACTCCGTTACTGGTCGCTATCACGGCGACACTGCTGTTCAGGCTTCTAAAGGATGACCGATTCAGTCAATAGCCCCAGTCATTACACGGCTGGGAAGATTGAGGTGATTGAGGTGCTGGAGGATTGGGTGCAACATGCGCCTGATGCTCGCGTTGGATCGCTCCAGTGGCAGTGCCTTAAATACCTCAGCCGGATGTGGCTGAAGAAAGATCCGCTGGAGGATGCGATGAAATGTCGCTGGTATCTGAATCGCTTGATTAACACCTTGGCAACGGAGCCGTACCGGAACTGACTTGGAACGACTGACTACTGTTCCAGATGTGCTTAAACAGCATGTCTTCAAACGTGGCGAACAAAACTTTGCCGCTATCTTGACGCCCGAGCTGGTGCAGAAAATGCGCCGGCTGCAGGCGGAAGGCTGGTCTTATCGCAAACTTGCTGATGAATTTGATGTTGATCCAAAGCACGCTTGGCGTATTTGTAAAAGACTTGTATGGAAATGGGTTGACTGATGCGTTGCGCTAACTGCGATCACGAGCGGCTTGACGTGGAGCGCACTTGCCAAGACACGGCTGAGTCGATTCTCCGCAAAAGGAAATGCCCCAGTTGCGGGTACTCCGTTTTCACCGTCGAAGTAGAGCTGCCTGAAGGTGCTGCAATGCATTGCCAGAGGCACAAGCTTCGTCGCTTACCTGGATTTTTACGTGTTCATTTTTCCTAATGGCAATCACAATCAGCAGCAGAGCGTGCCAAGGCTGTGGTGCGCAAACAACAAACCCAGTTCTGTGCATGAAGTGTTATCGCTCCAGTCCCGCTGGGCGGGAGGAGTTGAGATTGCAGCGGTTGCGGCAGGGTTACAAGCCGCAGCCGGATGGGGGGCCATGTAAGAACTGCATTCACTGGAGGGCGCGGTGTTTGCTCGGGTTTCCCGAGGGTGGGACACTCGCGGCGGCAATGCTTTGCTCGGCTAGGGAGGTTGACAGTCTGCTAGAGTAGTAGGGTACACGCCCTACCAGGCATGAAAATCCTCCAAGGCATAGAGCACCTCTCCACGCTCGATGACGCAAGCTTCGTTGCGTTTGACGTTGAGACCACCGGGCTCCAGCCGAAGTTCGGTGGTCTGCGGCTTCTGCAGTTGGCCACTTTCGGCAAACCTCCGGTAGTACTGGATTGCTGGGAGTTCAGCGATGAAGACTGGATCACGCTCGAAGAGTTCTGCTGCGTTCCACGCCAGTGGTTGGCGCACAATGCGGTGTTTGATCTCGGGTGGTTGCAGGAGCACGAGATCTATCCCGAGGGCAAGATTTACTGCTCGATGCTGGCGAGTCGGATTTTGACGAACGGGCTGCCGAATTTGAAGCACGGGCTCCAGCACGTTGTGCACCGCTACCTCGGCCAAGACATTTCCAAGGAAGAGCAGAAGAGCGATTGGTCGGCTGATTTGCGTGTGGAGCAAATCGAATATGCAGCTAAGGATGTGGTGGTGTTGACCCAGCTGTGGGAGCCGATCACCAAACGGATGGCGACTGGTGCGCTAATGCCAGCGTGGGAGCTTGAGTGCAAGGCGCTTCCGGCAATGGCGCAGCTGTGGCGTACCGGGCTGCCGTTTGATAAAAAGATGCTGGAGCAGCTAATTGAAGATTTGGATATCGAAAATGTGGAGGTTGGCGAGAAATTTATTGAGGACTTTGATGCGGCGCTTCCGCCAGAACACAAGCTGCATCGCGGGTTAGACGGGAAGTTGCTGTACCAGACGAAGCCGGGGCCGAAAGGTAAGAAGCCGGACCCGAATGTTTTCAACCTCAATAGTCCTGCGCAGCTGCTTAAAAAGTTCACCGCTTTGCTTGGTGAGCCACCTATGGATATGAAGAACAACAAGCCTAGTGCTAGTCGTTCTGCGCTCCAAGAATATGTGGGTGATCACAAGGTTGTGGCCGATTATCTACGGTGGAAAAAAGTTGAGAAGCGGCGGCAGATGGCGGAAACTTTGCTGAAGAATTATTCGGATGACGGGTTTATCCGTGCTAGTTATTTGCAGCTTGGGGCTGATACTGGAAGGATGAGTTGTATTTCGCCCAACCTTCAGCAGATTCCGCGTGATCCGCGTTTTCGTCTGGCGGTGCAGGCTCCAACTGGTTGGAAGCTGGTTGTGGCGGACTATGGGCAGATGGAGCTTCGCCTCGCGGCGGCAGAAGCACAGGATCCCTTAATGACAGCGGTGTTCCAGTTCGGGGAGGACCTTCATACGATGACGGCGACGCAGATTTACGGGGTTGAGGCCGATGAGGTTACAAAGGAGCAAAGACAGATCTCAAAATCGGCAAACTTCGGATTGTTATACGGAAGTGGCGCAAAAGGACTCAGAAACTATGCAGCAGCAACCGGAATCCAAATGGATCTTGATGAGGCGGCGGAAGTGCGGCAAAAGTTCCACGCTGCATATCAAGGCATCGCCAAATGGCAGCGCGAAAATGCTGCAGCTGCTGATGCGGCTAAGGACAATCCATCTATCCGCATACGCATCTCGGGCTTGCGGAGGTTTTTACCGGGTGAGCACAACAAACTCACCACGCGCTGTAATACACCCATCCAGGGAGCAGGTGCGGCAGTACTCAAACTTACTCTCGGCAAATTGTGGCCGTTACTTAAGTCCGACGGGGAAGATATTGTGCGCTTGGCCGGCGTGGTGCACGATGAAATCATCCTGCTCGTAAGAGAAGAACATGCCGATGTCTGGGCGCTCCAGCTGCAGACAATCATGGAAGAAGCTGAAGCCCGTTGGTTAGGTGATATTCCACCACTGGCCGAGGCTAAGGTCGGGGATAGCTGGCAAGAGGCCAAGTGAGCGATCTGACCGAATACCGCGTCACCATGTGGCCTCGCCACGGTCCCACGCACAACCTTTACCTCGAAGCTCCCGATGCCTATACAGCACGGGAGTATGCGATGCGGATGTGCCCGGACCAGAAGGTGATCGGTATTCGGCGGATTGAAGACCTCAAGAAAGACGGGCTGGCATGAGTCGGCCCAAGACTGGTCGTGAACTGGTGCTCGAATGGCTGAATCGGGAGATTCGTGCGGCAAAGACGGCGGATTTGCAGCGGGCTGCAGCTTTTTTGCAGTGGGCGCGGGATGTGCGAAAAGGGTGTGCCAAGCAGAGGGGTGGGGCGCGGGTGGCGCAGGCCAATGCGTGGCGGAAACGGGTGGATGAGGATGTCCGGTGGTGAGACTACTGTGACTCACTATGCTATTGTGTAGCAGACTAGACCGCAGCACATGCCGCTGAACCACGGGAACAAGTATTACTGCCAGCTGCTTCTGGATCCGCATCGTTACAAGTTGGCGGAAAAGCTTGCCGTGGCAGAAGGCAAGAAAGTTACGGCGTTGCTGCGGGAGATGGTTTACGCGGCACTTGAAAAGTCTTTGCCGGCTTCCGATTACAAAGCGGCTCAGGCGGCTGATGAGGCTGCGTGGCGAGAGTCGGTGAAGCGGCGGGTCGAGGGAAGGATGCGCTCCAAGCAAGAAGGCAAAGTGTCAGAAACTGACGCATGAGACTCAGTTGTGTTTCGTGATATACCGACGCACACTAGGTCTGGGCTGTAAACTTACACAGTAGTCACTGAAGAGCGATGACGCGCTATGTCGTCATGGTCGAAGACCGCTGGGTTACGGCGGTTTACGACTCTGGTAAAGGAATTGGTTTCACCCGATCCAAGGAGGATGCATCCTCGTGGGTCACATACGAGCGGGCTGTCGCTGCGGCGAGAACTGTTGCTCAGTCTTGTCACTGCGACGCTGCTGTGCATAGCGTCGATGAACCCGCCTATCCCCAATCATGGAAGTAGTACCGTTCCAGGAACAGCAGGATCCGGAGCTTCGCCTCGGTGAAGGTCGCTCACGTACCAGTGCAGTAACAGCTCAGCTGTTCGAGCTGAAGATTTGGCTGCCGGGTCAAGGTGCCATGCGGGATTTGGTGCGGGCGGAGTCGTTGCCGCAGGCGATTGAGTTTGCGCAGAACCGCTATCCGAATTGCAAGGTGGAGGTGCCGGCAACGGCGGCGAAAAAACCTAAGCTGGCTCGTGCCAAAAATGGGCCGCGCGAAACGGCCCGTAGGCGTCTCAAACTCGTGGAGAAAAGGAATGAGCCAGCAGATCGCTGACTGGGCACGTCAATCGTGGGGAGAAGTCATCGTGGATCAAAACCGCGCTGACCTCATGGATAAGCTCTACTTCTGGGATGGACGCGACAAAAAAGACCATCCCATGCATGGCACCTACACCGGCCTTTATCTGAAGTACACCGCCAACTAGGCGGAATCGCGGTCCATCCCAAACCGTTCGGCCAGGTTATCCGCTGCCTCGCGGATAGCCCAGGCCGCTTTTGTTTTTTCTAACTGGTGCAATGTGTTAAGCACCAGTGCGGCTTCAAGTAAGCCGCGATAATCCTGTTTGTTGAACAGGTCAACGAGCCAGCGATCCTGTGCTGTTTTGTGGAAGCAGGACTCTGGGGTGTGTTCGATGGGGCGCATGGCTAACCTCGGCGGATGCGTAAAAACCAGCCTGTGTCGTTGCCTTCAATGAGCCAACGAGGCAGCCAGTTTTTTCTGGAGTAGGCGATGCCGGCTCCACCCTTGTTGCTTATGTAGCCACCATTAGCCAAGTTGGCTTCGCCATATGGGTCGTTGTGGATGAAGTGCGTTGGTGTATAGCCCACCACGACGCTCCAGTGCCCAGTACCGCTGGGATTAGATACGGGACCTTTGTGCAGCCAGCCAACAGGAACTGGATAGCCATTGGCTATTTCCGTCTCTAAGTCTTCGACTGTGCCATCCATCTCAAAGGTGGCGTTAAGTCCCAGTGCTTTGAGTGCGGCGATTTGTGCTTTGGGATCGGTGGTGTCTCCGAAACGAGCGCGGAGTTTGTTGTATTCGTAGTCGCCTGAGATTTTGCCGTAGTAACGGGCCACCATTGCACAGCTAGAGCTAAAACACTGCCGGTAACCTGTTGCCCCGTCGTCAGGTCCCAGCTGGTACTCGTAGGGAACTTTTAGTAGCTTTTGGCCGGGCGGAACGGTAGGTTTGGCTCCCGCGTGCTGCTCCATGAGTTGGAGCAACTTGCCGGGATAGTTAGGGTCAGTTGCATAACCTTCCTTATGCAACCAATTTGCAGCTTCCTCGCGGGTAGCAGCGTTGTTGCAACCTTTGTAGTTTTTGTAGTCCTTGTACCAGTGATCAACGAGGTAGATCACACAGGACAGTAAATCTGGAAAATCAATGAAGCTGTCGGTGATTGTGATCCACTGGCCGTTAATAAATTCTTGGGTTTTCTTGTCGCTGCCTTCACCCTTCAAACCGAAAAAGTTATTTCTGCCTGATACCAGTTTTCCGTAATTTGATTCCAGTGCCCATTGAGCGGCTACAAGTTCTGGAAATTTGGCACCGGCGACGCGGGCGGCTTCAAGGATTCCTTCCCAACTGTTGGGGAACTGGGTTTGCTTGCCAGCAACGCTCCAGGTTTTGAACCAGCCTTGGTTGCGGCCGAGGATGTGGGGGTTGGCCTTGTTGATGGCTTGTTCCAGCTCGGTGACGGCCGCCATTTGATGGGGCAGTCCCTTGTAATAGCGGAACAGGTCGTTAAGACGGATCTTGTTGGTTGCCATCGGACCAAGGGGCGTGGATGCTCATGGCGCCGCCAAGAAGGCGGCTGTCGCCGGGTTGTAGCTGTTCATCAATTTCGTGGTGAACGATCACAGGAAGTGGATCGGTCGGTTGTGCTGCGTGCCAGTCCGCTTCAGCCTTGTCGAGCTTGCCGGGGAGCGTGGTCTCAAACCACCACTCCCGTGCGGCTTGCTCCCAAGTTTTGCCTAGAGCTTTTTTCCTTTGATGGAGCGTAGGGCGTGGAACACCAGCTGGATGATGCTGTTGTCCTTCAGCGGAGACAACGCAATCAGCTCGGATGCTGCCGCTACGACGATCCAGAAGGCTGGATGATGGATGAAGTCCATGCGAAATAGGAACCCTGTAGGAAGTTTAGCTGTACTAGAGAAGAGTTCCGGCGCATGTAATAGTTTCTACCGCTACATTTCAGGTAGCCACTGCTGGGTATGGACCATCGCATTGAAGATGGCGAATACTTAAACAAAAAAGAAGCAAAGGCGCGCTTTAGGCAATCAATTCTTAACCATTGGAATAATTCCTGCGCCTATTGCGGTGTAGATCTGGGGCGATCTGCAACCCTCGATCATGTCCACCCAAAATTTCGCGGTGGCCATACGCACCAGCAGAATTTGGTGGCCTGCTGCTTTGCGTGCAATATCTCAAAGTCGGCGGAGGATTGGCTGGAGTGGTACAGGGACCAGTCGTTTTGGGAGCCGCATCGAGAGGATGCGATCATC